ACTATATCTAGATAGTTCTTAATACCATAGTCACTAACATAGTATCTTTTTCTTTCAGTTAGTTTCTTTGCATTACTTATAGTTGTATTAAAAGTTTCTAAATCATTACCTGATAATGATCTTTTAATTAAAGCAATTATAGCTTGTGTTTGTTTTAATTTTCTACTTGAAGCGTCTTGTTTAACAAGTTGACCAACGCAATTTTCAGCATAGTCAGATAGGTCATGGAAAGGTTTGCCATGTATCAAAGGTATGAAGTCACTATCGGTTAGACCTTTGTATCTTAAATAAGGTTTCATGCCATCATATTGACTTGATGATTTACTATTACCATATAAACTTGTAGTTTCAAACAATGATAAGTTCATACCATATTTGTCATTTAATTTTTCTCTTATAGTGTGACTACAACATATAGCTGCTAATAGTTTACCACCTAGGTAATTAAAACCAAAAGGTTGAGTTGGTACTATAACAAATCCCATAATAGAAGTCTTATTGAAACTTACTAATTCTGGTACATGAGTTAATAATTCGTTTCTTGGTTTCATGTTTATAACAGGAGAACCACATCTTATAAAACCTACCCATTGACCACTATTCTTTTCTCTTATTGCAATCTTTAAATTTTTACCAGGTACACTTGACATATTAGTATGAGAAGAAATCATATTTAATAATGTATTATACGTCTCATTATCTGGTTCTAATATTTCAAAGTCCATATCTTTAGGTGACATATCAAAGTTTGAAAATATTTCACCCTCTAAACCCATTCCAGGTAATGCAGCCGGTACATCTGATATTTGAGATAGTTTTTGATCTCTCATATACTGATCTATACGACTAAACTTACCGAAGTAATCATTAAATATGTTAGCACAATACAATGCCTGTTCAGTAGTTAATGTTTTAGTTTTCATAGTTATAGTATATCATGTTTAATTAAATTTGTCAACCTGGTTTCCCCATACGTCCCAGCCAGGCATAGAAGTTCTAGCAAATAATTCTATTCTTGGTAAATCACCACACAATTCAACTATATCACTTCGTATTCTATCTGGTTTTCTACTGTGTTCTCTACGTTCACTCACAACTAATCTATCTACGTTTTTACCAACTCTTTTAGGTTTACCTTTTGTTGCCAAGATACATGTTTCAGTGTTGGCCCTAGTCCAATATCCAGGTCCTTTAAAGAAGTAATTTTTTATTCTAGTCTTATTTGTTTTTGCCCATGTGAAACCTACTGTCTTGTATGTAAATCCCCACTTCTCAACTAGAGGTATTTGTTTGTGTAATAATGGGTCTGTACACCACATAAACAATACACAATCGGTATCTGCAAGATCACCTATTGGTAAATTTTCTATATCTTTCATTGTCATAGTAGGATAATGTTTATCTGGATTAGTCTGAGCAGTTTCATTATTATAATTCTGAAAATGCCAAGGAGGATCGGCATAGATTATGTTATATTTTTTTGTTGAGATCATATTCAAAATTTTGTGTTACATCATTTATATGTACTTGTTTAGCACCGTTCTTAATGTGAAAATGGGTTGCCATTGGTGTTAGAGGAGATAAAGTAACTAGTCTTTTATATTGTTTTTCTTTTGCATACTTGGCTAGTTTATTAATAATCTCTTGACCTGCACCTCGTTTACGAGACCATACTGTATATGCAACAACAATGTTACCGTCTTTTACTCTGGACATATAATCCATTTCTCTAACAGTATGTGGTACTTCAGGACAAACTGCAATACAAACAACTGCTATAATCTTATCTTCGTATTTTAATCCTAGTATCTTTCTATCGTGTGTAATTCTAAAACCTAAAGTTAGTTCAGGTCTAACAGGATCCTCAGATACATCTATGTCGTCTAGTTCAACTAGTTCAGTACCTTTAACCCATTTAAAAAAGTCTTCTATATATTTTTTCATCTAACTAAAAAATGCATCCAAACTTGCTTTCTTTTCTTGCGACCAACCAATAGCCTGTAAGATAAATCTCATAGGGTCAAGGAAAGTCTTTTCAAATTGTGTTTCGTAATCTATATATTCTTGTAGTTTGAACTCTACAGGTAAAGTTGTAATATAACTTATCACATCAAATCTAAATGGATTAGCTTCTTTTAATTTTAAGAATTTAATCTTATCTCCTTCTTTGATGAAAGGATATTGTTTATGTAATTTAAGTTCTCGTAGTTTTTGATTGTATATTAAAGAACCTTTAACATGTATTGGTGTACCTTTACTGAATATGGTTGCTGGGTTTCTATACTTTTTAATATTGTTACATGATCTAGGAAAAGATATTGCTTCAGCAGACAAACTATTAAACTCTGTTTTAAATTCTGCAATGAATTTCTGTAAAGTATCTTCATCTTTATTCATAATGATTTTGATTGCTTCTTTAATCTTACCTCTACAAACTTGTGGTGTTGATGATTTAACTGCCTCAATACCCATGATCTTTAATTTAGGTTCAGAAAGTCTTACACCCTCATCATCTAATACGTTTAACATATATCTTTTCTTTGCAACCCATATACCTTTGTTGGCAATTACTTCTCGTTTCATTACCATACAGTTCTTAAATGCATTTGTATAATCAGATAGTTCATCAAAACATTTTTCAATAAAAGGTTCTAGTCTACTGTTAACAACTTTGTCTATAAAGTTACATATCTGGTCGTTGTCTTTACCTTGACATGTTTTTTCTACTAACTTATCTAATGTTACATAGATTGAATCTGTATCAGAAGCCACGATATAATCTTGATGGTCTTCATCTTTTAATTTTAAAATAGTATTCATATAAGTGTTAACCTTTTCTTCAATGAATCTAATAATGAATTGACCTGCTGTTGTAATAGCAGCTGCTTGTCTTACATCATAGAATCTAAAGTATTGGTTGCCAACTGCACCGTAAGCTGAGTTCAAGGCAATCTTTCTTGCCCATTGAATGTTATGACATCTTGCAATTTCTCTTTGTAATTCTGGTGTTGGTGTTTTCTGATATTGTTTTTTAGCGGCGATCATTCTTTTCTTATAAATGACACGTTCATTGTACATTGTTTCCATCATTTCAGGTAAGAAACCTTGGCCATTGTTTCTAAACTTAGCACCATTAGGTGTAACACACGCATTTTCATTTTTTAAATGTGACAAGTCTAAACTTTTTTTCAACATTTTGTTTACAGAAATACCAGATGGATCTTGACCTATTATCTTTTCAGGAGAAATATTGTATTGAATAATGATATGAGGATATAGTGAGTTAATATCAAAAGAACATACCCACTTATGCTGACCAACTGTAGGGTCTTTTACATAGGCGCCTTCATATTTTGTATCTTTACTATGTTCTTCTCTTGGTGGTATACATATGTTTTTTGCCAATAGATGATTAGCAATCAAAGTATCCCACACTCTTACTTGTGAAAATATATCATCATAGTTTACTTTAGATTCATATGCAACTGTTAATGCTAATTCAATTAGACCAAGTTTATCTTCTAAAGCGTCAACAAGTTCTACATCTTGTATGTTATAATCAACAAACTTTTGAAAGTCTTTCTCGTAAAATTCTCTAAAGGTTGGATAAGGGTTTTCATTTTTTCTTTGACCAAGTTCTACTTCACCAATGAAGTCTAGCTTATAACTCTCTTGCCTAGTAGGAATAAACCATCTATATAAATCAAGATAGTCTAACATTACGGTACCTTTTAAAACATATGAGGTTTGTGGTCTACCTCTTACCATGACTTCAATTTTATCTACAAGTCCCCATGGCGACATCTTGTTTGCAACCTTTTCACCTGCAACCATTTTAATTCTATTCATCAAGTATGGTAGATCAAAGAATTTAGTATTCCAACCTGTAACAACATCTGGATAGTTCTTTAACCAGAATTTCATAAACTCCATAAGGAGTTGATTTTCTGTTTTACATTTAATGAAAGTTACATCTGTCCTATCTGTGTGATAGTCACCTTTAGCCCACGTTAATATTTGTTTGTTAGTTTGATTCTTAACTGTAATACAAATGATTTCTTCAGTAGGGTTATCCACATCTGGAAAACCATCTGTTACTGTAGTCTCAATATCTATTGTGAATATTTTAATAAACTTTTTATCCCACTTGATGTTTTGTGGAAATTGTTCGTTGATGTACTGATAGTGATAACGTTCTAGGCCATATACAGGAGAGTTTTGAGTTGCAACTTCACGTCTGAATTGTCTAGCGGCAGATATATCTTTGAATTTTATTGGGTTTAGATTTCTATTATCTAAAGTTTTAAACTTACTTTCTTTTTGTGTTAGAGAATATAAAGTAGGACCAAAATCTATCTTTTCTTTATAGTCTTGGCCTTCGTGTATACCTCTTACAAGAAGTTTGCCTCTATGTTCTATAACTGATTTATAAAAGTTCATCATCTAGTAAATGTAAAGTTATGCCGTCAAGTTCCTCTGTTAATGGTAGTTGACAACTCAATCTGCTTATGCCTTTCTTGTATGAAGCTTCGTATTCTAACATACATTGTTCAGTACTATTATAATCTATTTCACCTAGTTTGGCAATCCAGGCATTGCCTACGTACACGTGACATGTACCACAGGCACAACAACCACCACAACTGGCAGGAATTTCATCTAGACATGCTTCTTTAGCCGCCTCCATTACTGTCCAACCAACAGGTACTTTAACTTGGACTTTTTCGTTGTTTGTCCTGATAAAGTTAACAGTTATCACTTATTCTCTGTGATTAGTCCTGGCTTTGGTGCAATGATAGTGCTTGTATTGTTCTCGTATGATTTTAAGATTTCGTCTTTAGGGTCTGTTATAAAGACTATTTTATCTTTAGCTACTGTAATAGTATTGCTTTTACCAAACGCATTGTACAAAGACATCATTAATTGTATTGGTTGTCCTGGTGCTTTTTGTTGTGGTATGATTACAAATGGGTTCTTTAAACTTACCCCTTGGTCGTTTTCTCCTACCTTAGCAATTACATCTTCGCCTGTAGATAGTCTTAATATTTTCACTTCTTGCATAATATTTCCTTTTGTTTATTGTTATAATATATCATATATTTAGCGGTTTGTCAAGCGCCTGTTTCTGTTGCGAGGTACAGGCAAACCCCTAGCGGACTAAGCCGCTAATGCGAAACCTTGTGAGTTAGCATTTAATTAACAGTACGATGTTAGCGATTAATCTCCTAGAAGTTTTACCTACGAGTCGATCCTATTTCAACCCCATAAATTTTGGTTTAATGGTGGAGTTGCTCGGTATTGCACCGAGGTCCTGCATAGTTATTGTCTTCTTATCAACGACTAATCTTTTTTATCTATCGGTTTTAACCGTTTGCTCAAGGCGAATGTTCTATTAGGGTTTATACTGACATTCATCAATCGCATTAAATCTCTATTAACTAGTAAGTCTGAAGCAGCTCTAGGTCTACTATCTAATCCAACTTCTATATCTTTATATGTGAAACCATTAAATGTAATATCTAATAATACTGTAGGTCTAATTTCAGATGGTTCTTCACCCTCAGCATTTGCTCTAAAGATTTTACTTACACCATGTTTAGGTTTACTAAAAATCTTACCGTCATATTTCCATTTTACAATTTTACCATCTTTTTCTAAAATTTTATCGGCATGTAAAGCACATGCTTTTGATCCGTTACCACTATCAAGTTTAGCTCTAACTTTAGCAATGCCCTCTATTTCAACTGTCTCAAGCCAACCACATTCTAAAAGTGCTTGTCTATCCCAATGTTTTCTTTCTGAAATATAATCAACTAAAAACTCCATCATTTTTTCACCATCTATTCTTCCAGATGGTTCGCCTACTGAATAGTAATCTTTATATTGGTAACCCTCGTAATCAGCACCTGATCCTGGACTACCATTGATTTCTAAAATGTATGGTTTATTATTAAATACTATGTGATCAACTCCTACCATATATGCTTTTGAAACTCTAGCAGTTTTTAAAACCAATTCATATTCTTCTTCACTTAATATGTAAGGTTCTGCTTCAGCACCTCTGTGTGTATTTGATCTAAAGTCATAACTACTATGTACTCTTTTTGTACATGCAATAACTTTGTTATCTACCACAAAAGTTCTAACGTCAAACTTCGTAGGCATAAATTCTTGTATCAAAAGTTCAGACTCTAGTTTCCACATTGCTTGTGCTGTTGCAACTAGACCCTCATAACTTTCTATTTTGATTACACCGATACCTTGTGTACCAGTTAATGTCTTTAAGATTATAGGAAATTTACCACCAACCTTATCTAGTCCTGCTTTTATATTCTTTTCGTTTGATATAAAAGATGTTGTAGGTGTAGGTATACCAAATTTTTCAAATAGTAAAGCAGACGTAAGTTTGTTATCGCAAGTTAACATCGCAGCTCTTGTGTTAGCCATAAATGCTGACGAGTTTTGAAAGGCAGATATTAAAGAAAGACCAGCTTCGTCTTCTACTGCACCTGCTCTTGTTATACAAAGTGTATCTCTACCTGTAAAGGTGTATTCACCATCTTTACCATCGTAATTATAAACTGTAAGGGTATTCTTTTCTTCGTCTTTGTCTGTGATAATTGCTGATTTAGTATTTACAATAATACATTCTATCTTCTTCTTTTTACATGCTTTTTCTATAAGTTCAACAGTTGAATCCTTATTAGGTTTATCTGAATCGTTTATAGTAAGAATAGCAACCGTGATATTGTCTTCATCACGACTATTATCTTGCTCTGTTATGTAGTCTCTAAACTTTGGTATTTTCATCTTGACCATTTTCCTTAACAATTTTTTTACCTATGTTATATTTAGCAGATAATATCCACTCTTTTTTCTCTTTAAACGGTAAAACTTTTATTTGTGATAATGGTGCTTTGTTAGATACTGCTGTCTCTTTTAGAACAATATCAATTAAATTCCAGTCCTGTAATAGAACGGCTATTGTATTTCTACGTTGAATATCATTGTTTATTAAGGTTGCTTTTTTACCATCTAGGGCAAACAACTCTTTAAAATGTACTATGTAATACTTACCTTGCTTATGTAAAATATGACATGATTGGAAAAGAGTTTTATCTTTTCTACTTGCAACACCAATTCGTGTTAATGTTTCTCTTACCTTTAGGAAATCGTCTGGTTGCTTCAAGGTTACCTCTAACATACTCTCTTGTGTCCAAGTTACTTCTTCATTCATTTAGTTCTCCCGCCCTTGTTACAGGCTTCTTTAATTTTAATAATATTTTCTGGTGTAAGTACTTGTAAGGCTGTTCTCGCTTTTTCATTACTGTAACCATAATACTCTTTTACAACTTCCAAATCATGCAGTTTTTGTTTTTTGATCCACTTGCCTCCAAACCGCTTCTTTGTTCTAACACTATTTAGTAAAAATTGAAACTGTATATCCTTGTCCAAGAAGTGATAACCATTCATTTCATTGGCATGTGGAAGTGTATCCCAAAACATAGATAAACACTTGTTTATTATAAATGGTGGGTATTTTTTAGTCCAGGCTTGATCTGTTGTATTCAACAAATTGACCTTGGTCTCGTTAATTGCTTTTAGATAATCTTTTAGTTCGTACATAATATAATTCTGGTGCCCTTTATCCGAGTCGAACAGATGACCTACTGATTACAAATCAGTTGCTCTACCAGCTGAGCTAAAAGGGCGAAACCTTTCTACTTTCGTTTGTTATGTCTGCCCATATACCAATCGCCAGGTTCATAATCCCAACGTTTTCCATGATGTCCTCGTATATCTGCATACCACATTCTCATTTTAACTATAATTGTCCTAAATATTGTTCTCTTGGCCACTTGTCTTTTCTTTCTTTATCTTTAATATTATAAATGATATAATTCATTTTTTATCTTATTTATACGTTCACTTATTTAAACTTACAATTTGCCATAATCTCGGTCAAACAAGCAATTACATTGATTTCATGGTCTGCCACAAAAGCAGCCTTGTATTGGTAACCAGCAATAATAAGTATTGCTTGAGGTACCGATTTAGGATCTAAACTAATTGATAAATGATCATACACACCTCTGAATAAATCAGTGGCATCCATATCTAAATGCTGTATTACCCACTTACGCATATTATCAAATTCTTTTTTATGTAGATAGGACATCAGGTTTTTATAGTCCGTTTCTTTCAAATTGAATAGTATACCACTATCAATCTTACCACGTACTGAATACCTTTGTAATTCGTTAATAGTTCTCCTGAAGTCTGGGTAGTGTTTTTCAATTAATTGAGCTAAGATGTTCTTATCATACTCAACTTCTTGCTCTTTTAGAATAGTTTCTAAACGTTTCATAAAAGACATGGCCGTTTTCTTTACTTGACCATTGGTAACTTTAAAATCAATAACAGTACATCTACTATGTAAAGCAGGTATTATCTTATTCTTATAGTTGCAAGTGAATATAAATCTACAGTTGTTATAAAAACTTTCAATGAAACCTCTTAATGCAGGTTGTACAGACTCAGCGTTCATATAATCTGCCTCATCCATGATAACAACTTTGTGTTTTGATTCTGTATTGAATGATACTGTAGTGGCAAAGTTCTTAATCTTATGCCTCAATGTATCTATTTGACGACCCTCGTCTGAACCATTGATTATGATATAATCTAGGTTTAACTGCTCACACAATGCACGTGCTACAGTTGTCTTACCGGTACCAGCAGTACCAGTTAATAACATATTAGGTAATTCTTTTTTATCTAAAAATTCTAAAAATGTTTTCTTTGTATCTTCTGGTAAGATACAATCTTCAATAGTCTTTGGACGGTATTGTTCCACCCATAAGAAATCTGCCATAATATATACTCCAATTTATTCATTATCTATCACTTGTTAGAGAAAACTTTTTAACGATCTCCTCATCAACTTCATAACCACCTTTTCTAGTAGTCCACTCATCAACATATCTTTCAAAGTCATACTCTTGGATAAAATCCGAAACTCTATCTGATAATTTCATATCAGCGTCAAGGTCATCGGAAGAAGTTATTTTGGTTGCTAGTTCTAATCCTCTTTCAAAGATTGTTATAGTACCAAACTCCTCAATAATATCCTTTAAGGGTATTTCTCTGTTTATATAATGTGTAGATTGGTGATGTTCTCTAGTTTCAAGCTTAATACTTTCAACAGTACTATCTTGATCTTCTTCAACTTGAAGATTAGAGTTCACAAATGGATCGTCCACTTAAAACTCCGAATCAGGTTCTAATGCAATCCAATACTGTACTTGTTTTGCTTTAGAAATAAAACTTGAAATCTTAGCTTTAGATATTGCAACATCATAATCATCTGGTATCATCTTAAAGTTTTCTGACTTAAAGTAAGCATTAAACTTAATGTCTGATTCACCAATTGTTGTAGATACTTCGTTAGATGATTTGTTTTTCTTATCAGTTGCAACTAGTTTAATATTTTTACCATCACC